AAGTTAGTACCAATGGTCCCAACGTGAACGCTAACTAATTGCGCATCCATTTTGATTTCATTGAGCTCATCCTTTTTCATGTGCCGCTTATAACTATCGGGCATGCTAGCAATAATTCCAATTGCTTGAAAATCATTTGATCTGATCATATCCTTACTGGCGGTATCAATTGACGCCTGCATGAACTGACTAACATAATGGCCACTAAGACTGTCAAACATCTTCATCCGCCAATAGCTTTGAATAAGCTCACCTTCTTCGCGATCAGCGTCGATAACTTTAAAGCTGTTATCAGCAAGGATGTCTTTGATCATAATCTTGTTGGCATTGTAATTGGTAGTGATACCAGTAACTTGGTCAATAGTATTGACTGGATCTTTGCAATACGTATAATGATTTAAACGATACGCTGCAACAGATGCAGCAAACACATCAATAGAGTCATATTCGATTACCACAGGCGTGACCTTATGCTTTCGAGTATGTGGAGATTGTGTAGGTTGCATACAACCGGAAGGAGCGCGATTATAGAACTTGCTGTAATGTCGCATAATGTGATCCTGTTGTCTCATCAGCCAATACAATAACATCTCTTATATTTTTGTCAACCAGAAAATTCAGCTAACGTATAACTGGTTCCATTGCATTTTTCAATCCATGCAATTTTATACCTCTGAGGCGTATCAAATTAGCAAATGTTTGTGGAGATTCATTGAACCATTCTGCTAACATTTCTTTGGTTACATCCTCAGGTACCGTAACGGCATAAATCTCATAATTCCTATGAGGATTACATCTGGCTCTCAACATCCAAAAATTTATAGTGCTGGTAAATTCTTTAGGTGTACCTTGGGCTTCTTTTAATTTATGTTCTACTTCTTCTTGGATCTGAAGGCTGAGATCAACTATAGCTTCAAGCCCATACATATCCCATACAAGTAAGAATTTTTGATCTAATTCATAATCATTCATTGTATCAATGTATCCTATCAAAAACTGATCTGGTCATAGACGTTAATTGACCATTATATACATGCGCATCTCGCGGATCATTTCTGAAAGCGGGTCCCCAAACATCAACACCTATATCATTAGTCGCAACTTCTTCGCCAGGCACAATACCCTGTCCCGCTGCAGCCATCATTCGACCTACATCTTCTTCTGACAGTCCAACACCACCTGTCAACCGCGATATTAGCTGGAATAATTCTTGAGGACTGTGAACGACCATAACGTGATCATTAAACATTTCATCCCCTTCGTCGAACTCTGAACCATCAAGATCAAAATCCACAACTTTGCTATCATCATTTTTCATTATATTCACCTTTTCATTAAGTATTTACGCTATTAAAAGATCTTATGCCATCCGCCAACTGGGGACCAAACTTCCATAAACTCGTCACCAATTAACGTACATTGAAATCCTGAGCGTATTGCAGCAGATCGTGCTTCTTCAATTAAAGCGCCTCGATAGATCATTTCCTGAAAGTTAAACGAGTACACATTTATCATAGCATGTCTCCTTCATTGATCCATATTAACATATTCGAAGATATAAGTCAACCATCAAAAAAAGTTAAATTAAACAACATTTTATCTTCTCGATTTTTAAACCAGAATACGTTAGAACCAGAACCGGTAATGTTAGAGTAGATCCATTGTACTGCCCAATCACCTTCAAAGTTACTTACATAGCCATGTATAACTTCATCTAATGGATGTTTACTTCTCGGTTCTCCAAAATTAGCTAAACAATACTGTTCCATTTCATTAATATATAGTATATGTTTAATAGGTTCATAAAAATGAATACAATGTTTATCAACAACTTTTCTATATTTATCGGCGTTAATTTTTCTTGGAAAATTCTTACTTGTCATTTTCTATAACCAACATAATTTAAATTCAACCATGTCGTTTTCATTATGAAACCAGAACAACCAAATTGATGCATCATATCCTGGTGCGTTCCAAGTACAAGCCCAATCACCATCAAAATAATCAATCCAACCATCATACGCCTCAAAAAGAGGATGACGAGGCCGCATTAGGCCAAGGCGCTCTTTACACCAATTAATTACTACTACTGGACTCGTATTATGCTTAATCGGATCAAACACCACAGATTGAGACCTGATCAATCGAATCAATCTTTCCCTATGAACTACATCACGCATTAGGGTCCAATCTGATTTAATTAGAATTTACCATTTGCCCACGTTATCTTAAACAAGTATTGGTGTTCGTATTTTTTAAACCAAAAAGTAACATGGTCATCATCATTGATAGTGTATGCCCAATTTCCTCTATTGCCATTATTACGTAATGTCGGTATTTCAATTTGGTAAATTGGATGAATTTTACGAACTGCTCCACACTCTACTTTACACCATTGCACTACAGTAGTAAGATTAAACTTCCCTACCTTAGGCATTCTTACACTCTGATTAATAATAGTCTCCAATAATTGCTTATAATCATAAGCTTTTTCACGGTCAGAGCGCGCATTATAAAGAGATAGAGGCATTTAACACCAAATTAGTTTAAATTGAATTCTATGGGTTTTTTTAGAAAACCAAAAAGAATATTCTTGAATACCGATAGCAGTTTGTGCCCAATCACCTTCAAAAAAATCAAGTGCTCCGTCAGCACATTCATACATCGGATGTGTCATGCGTTCATCACCAACATTTTCATAACACCATTTTGTAGCTCGATCTATATCATCATCATACTGAATTGTGAATATAACAGACTGTTGATTAATATACTCTATCAATCTGGCAGCATTGAGTCTATTATCTACTTCATTGTAAGTAGGTTCCATTAATCTAACAACTCAACATTAACGGGATGACCACCATATATCAATGATATGTTCTTACCACCAAATTCACTTAAATCACGCAATGCACAATTCGTCGCTGCTATACTTCTATGATCACCAAATACTTTATCAAGTTGACCAATTGTAGTATAAACTATAACACCATTTTGGGTAATACGCAACTTTTGTTTACGAGAATACTTAATCTGTTTCATTTGAATTCTTTCAGGTACTTCGCGGTACGCCCAATGCATCCTCAAGCTCGCCCAATTCTGTTTCAGAGTATCCAATTATATCAATCATATAACGATGTTCACCATGTTTACGAAAATAATCCCGCATCTCAAATGCCTTCTTCTCATCAACATCAGTTATTCCACAGTGGAACATAGAGCAGCTACTTACTAAGCTATCGACCAATGATTCAACATCAAGCGACGCTCCCCACACATCTTGTGGGTGCCAACCAAATGTAAGAACTTTGCATGGATGCCAACGGCAATCAATAACGTAAATTGATTTCCCATCGCGATGAGCGTTCTGAAACTTCTTTGTAAAGCTATTGAGCCTATTTTTTAAGCCACGTTTATCAGGAAATATCATGTGCAGGCCTTAATTATACCAATCATATCAGTAACGTCTCTGACGGTGTCTTTGGTACTACGCCCATGGCTGGCGGCTCGATTGATAATATTCACAGCAGCATTCCAATACCTTTGATGAGCAAATGAATTCCAAGAATGAACACCATTCTTGATATTATATCCCCAATCGCACCCATCTGCATGATTGTGATGGCAAAGGTTATCGTGCAAAAATATAGCTAATTGACCTTCGTAGCTATTAGACTCAACATCCTTAGCCATATTGGTCTTAGTTTCTCGAAGCTCCTTTAACTCCTGCTCCCTAACAGCAATTTCACGATCAACGTCGCCTATAGTCTCAATGTATAGAATACTCATGTTATTAATCCTTCAAATAAAGCTATAATGGACGCCCTCGCGTGCATCAGTCACCAGTTCATATCCAGCACCAGCCATTGAAAAAGGATACAAATTAATGAGACCATCGGGATACAATTTGGCATAAGCAATATCACCAATCTTCATAGGCTTAGGTTGTCGCTTAGAAGGCTTACCCATCTGTGTATACGTAGTTGGAAGATGTAATGGACCAACTAGTAATTTTACCTGAACAGGCCACAATACCTGCATAGGCTTACTAGTGACATGCTGTTGAGGCACAATACGGCCAGGCTGAACATTAAACATTCGTGCAAGATGATCAATTAAATCCATTGTACTATCCAATCAAAGGTCAATCTTTTCACCCGTTGCAAGATCAACAATATGTGCCCAATCACCCTCGTGAAGTTCAGCAGCTTCTACAGCTTCCTCAGGAGTATCATACTTTCCAATAAGATCATCCCATCCGCCTGACGGATGATAGTCATAACCAGCAAAAACCAAATACATGTTATTTCTCCTATTAGTGCCAGACGGTTGATCCAATTATCTCACGGTCATCAAAGGATCCACCTTGGCGATCAACTTCACCTACCCAAGAACGTAGAACATCAGCACTATTTGTCAAATTGATCGCAGATTCAGCTAATTCAGTAATTTCTTGATTCCATAATATGGCTTGATCATCCTTACTTAATTCTTTGAGAACTGCTATCAAACTAATAAAGTGGATTTCACGTTCGGTAACCATTGATATCCTCATTCATAGATATACAATAACATATTTTACAAAATTGTCAACCGAAAAGCTAGCGCCGATTCGGCATTTTCAAATCGTGCAATGAGATATGTTCGTTGAATGTAAGATGGATTAATTTCATCTATGGGATCCCTTACGACTTCAGCAACTTCAAAAATATCACACATACCATTAGAGCGCCAAAAGCGTTCAAATAATATCATAGTATTATTATTATGATTATAATCATTACCAAAATTAAATTGTATATCATGTATTTCTGGATTATAACGTGTTAAATGGTCCAATGAAGGTAAATTACTTTCATGACGAAGTGGATGACCAACAATTCTAGAAGTAATGGGTGATATCATTGATCGATACCTAGTGCTCGCGTAAGCGGAATAAGTGGTTCATCTCGCCTATTCTTATCTGGCCACCACCATTTACCATCCATCCAGATAAACTCTTCGCCGCCAAATTCACCACAATTTTCTATACTATCACTAATAGTTGCTGTCATATTATCATACTGTGATGGCCAGATGGGATCACCTCCATCACGACTATAATACACACAATAACCTTCAATCGGAGTATTAAAAGAATGCCCCTCAGGTTTTGTACAATTTGCAGCAAGAAAAGATAGATCACCTGGAGCAACCAATGCTTCTGCTAATTCTTGTGTATTATAATGATTGAGGAGATCGACTCCATTCTCTTCAACAGATCCACCTGAATGACAATAGATCTCAGCAACTTTGCCATCACTACGCTGTACTATAATATAACACCTAGACATTACAAATCACCTCTTTTAATAAAATATATCTCGAATATAGATTTCACCATCGTACAATTCAGGAATTTGTGCTATAAGTTCCCGCTTGCAAATTTCAACCTTATCAAAGAATTCCTTATCCAATACAATGCATGATCCCATTGTACCATGTTCATCTTTCATATCAAGAATAGACGGAAAGTATCTGGCTGATAAATTCACACCAAGTGTTAATTCTTCTGGAATTTCATAATTTTCATGTGGATCATATTGACAATCAAGACTCCAGACACTGGCAGCACGATTACCCCAAGGAGAAATTACCCCAATATATTGATCAGGTGGAAGTGTACTATCAACTAAAGTCCCAGTAGTCCATCCAAATGCATGAACGGTATTAATAAAAGCTATTTTAAGCTTCGGATTGAAGCCAACATCCTTTAGTGATACTCCACTGGTAAATCTTTTCTTGCCAGTATTAACCTTCATAAATTTCTCAAGCGTTATAGATTTGTCATTATTATCAAGCATTTCAGACCTGATTCTTGTAGCAAATGCAAATGACTTTTCAGGTCCAACAAAACCAAAATGTATTTCTTTACCGTACGGCATGCATTCTCCTAATTATTCCAAGTTAAACTATATAATATTGCATCATCTTCAGATTCAAATGCAACGTACACTTTGTATCCATTAAAATTCTTATGCGGATAATGCGGATTAACATAATTTTGCCAAACCCATTCAAAGGTGGCACCTTTGAATGGGATATAACCATCAGCTGTATTTCTAAGTTTGGTACCATTTCGGCCAAATTGATCCTCCAGCCAACGTATTCTTTTGACTGGAGTATCATTTTTTGTAGCTATTAAATGAGTTTCAACCTTATACATCATTTCATCAAACCGTAATGATTATTCCATCGACCGACGCATATTGAGACGTGCCAACCTTTATCAAAGTGATCAAACTGCGGCTCGCTGTTATCCCAATTGCCATCCATCATCGCAGCATAAACTTCATTGAGGAAATCGTATGCCGGACCATCAAAATGTCTGGTATAATGGTAAACGTTAACGTCGATATACCCACGCATCTTGTCTGAATGACGACGATCACCACTCATATTATCAAAATAATTCTTGACAAAATCAATCTCACCTGACATGATATTCAGCACCAATGTGCTATGATTACGGACTGACAACCGTCCCTTCAATTTGTATTTCGCAAGAATTTCCTTAACCTTGGGTGCAAGTCGCGCTTTAAGAGTTTGAGAAACATAAGCCATCGATACTAACTCCCGTCGTTACCAAAGCATATTAGCACCTGCAGATATTTTGTCAACCACTAAATTGCCCGCCGAACACCCCATTTATCTGCCTCGGCATCACTGAACCCTTCGATCCAATCATGATATGCCTCGTAATCGTATTGACAATGTGTAACGACAATCCATCTAAGAGATTGTGCTAAATCTTCCCTTGACAACTGACTATATTTTAGATAACCCTCAATATACGCAACGGACTTACTCATAAGTTTGATCCTTGTGCTTCTTTAGTTTCCTTAGCAGGTTTCTCTTAAACCGTTTGGCTTGTTCAGCAGCCATTTCCTCACTGTATTGTTCAATTGTTTTGAACCCAGGGAGTAAAAATTTATATGTTAGCCATCCGATACCAACATCCTTGTATTCAATCCAGCCGCCACCTCGCCTACATACATAGGGTTTCCCAGATCGAGCAATCATTTCAACTGCTCTGTACTCTATGCTACCTTTGGTATATATCATCGGATACCATTCTTCTTTTTGAGAGCCTCAAGCTTCATCGTCAATTGCTCAATTTGCTCTAGATCGTTGGTCCGTTCACGGACACTTTCTGCCGTAATTGGTATTGGCTCACCGAGCTTTTTGATGGCGCCGCCGGGACCCCATTCCCAGAATCGAGGAAGCTCAACTGCATAACATATCACATCAATAAGCTTGCCCGAAAACAATCCCAAAAATGGAGGCTGATAACTTCCCCCAAGATCTTTAGCATCTTCGCCATATACCTGCCATATTCCCTCTTCATCTAATTTACGATCCCGGACTAACTCATTGTATGAGTTAGTCTTCTGAAATTGTTCAAATTTTGATTGCGTCTTCGGCACGTTTAATCTCCTGTCTTTTTAATATCTCTTCAAGATTTGAATGATTAGATATATGCTCAAGCTTAATAAATTTGGTCACATCATCAATAAACTCAAAGTTGTCAATTTTGATCTGATTGTTTTTGTTTCGATAATGTGCTAATACTGCAGCCTTAACCTCATCTTGAGTAGATAGGGTCTCAACCCAAGACGATTCAGTTATTACCTGCCCATCCTCACAGACAATATCGTATTTCACAATAAAAATTAACATTATCGCCTTATGTTATTTTGATCGCAGGATGCTGGTAACTTCTAAGAATTCACCATGCATACGTAGTCCGAGGTGGTCGATAACCACAACCAATGCCACCATGCATACGCCAGCAATCAATGAATATTCAATGGCACTTACGCCAGACTGATCGTCGATGAAGTTTTTAATTACTGAAATCATTTCAGTACTCCGCTGACTTCCGAAAACTCTGAGCTCACATGCCCACTGAGATTAGACAGCACTACAATCAAACCAAGTGCCATAATTGCCACAATGAGTGCATACTCGATCACTGTAGCACCAGACTTATTATTGATGAACTTCTTAATCATTGACCATTCTCCATTGAATTGGGATATTAGTTTCTAATTGAATTGTAAACGCCGTAGACGCCCACAATTCCAAAGCCCGTTAAAAGCATCGCCAGATGCTCATTGGTAGGACAGTTCGAAAGAGTGTAATATAGTATTCTATATAATGAGTCATACATTTTTTAAACTTTCTGTTTAAAGTGTGAGTTGTTTATTACACCGCACGCAACATCGCAGCCGGAACCTTGTAGCTAACCGTAGGAGAAACCGTAACAACGATGTTCTTGATATTGACCTTCTTCACCTTGCCGGTGTAAATCCTTCCGGACTTTCCTGTAAACTGAACCGTCTCACCAGCTTCAAAATTGCGCGTAGCTATCACGCTTTTATTGCGGTGAGCAACCCTAAGCACGTTATTGATAACGCGCAACTCATCAAGGGAGAAGTCACCTTGAATAATGGCAGACACAATAATATCAACCTTGGAAACCATTTTCGAGGAAGCCATTTTAAACTCTCTGTTAGTTGTTAGCAGCTATCTGCCTATAAAAGTACAATAACATCTATAGCCAAAAGGTCAACCAAAATCTATCAAAGACTGAAACCTTTTTCAATCAATTTGCACAATTTCGAATAATAAGTTGCCCGCTCCTGCATTAACTTTTTCGTCAATGGCAGGTCGCAATCACCCGGAGATTCAGTGTTCAATCTCGTGTTAAACACTAATAGCTCATCTGTCAGCCGGGGATTATTTTGAGTAAGATACGCCTTAAAATTGAGCTCTGATTTCTTCTTATCATAGCTCTCCACAAAACATTCTAGTTCATTTAACGCTTCCATTGTGTCCCTTAGTTAATGTTTGCCAACACCTACGCGCATTAATACACATTCATACTTATCGCGCGCATACCATTCTCGATTTTTGTTGAAAAGTTTGATAATTTGTTTCTGTGTGCCTTCCATAATATCACTAATGGTCTTAGCAGGCTCATCCTGGTCACGAATGTAAATGAGTTCCCACACAATTAGCCTGATTATTTCTTCTCCCTGGAATTCATCAGGAAGGCGCTTAACTGTTAGGTTCCGATCCAAACGCAGTATGTCGTTCATATCAAACTCCTCAGAGAATAGTGGCAGTTATATCCAATTGATTAATAGTATAATTGCTACCATACTGGTCATCCTGATCAGCCCAAAATTTGTGATATTTGTCACTAGCCTCATCAATGGTGTTAGCCATAACGATACGCATATCATCTATGGTATCAAACTCATCCTCACGCATATATTCATATTTGTTAATTTTAGCTTTCGCAAGGAACATATACATGGACAATCTCCTATCACAGAAATTTTGCGGGATCAACAGCAGTGTAAGTGGTTTTGCGTTTATCACAAACGAGAACACCAATGAACACCCCGTCACCAAAACTCACACCATACATGCGCTTTATATCATGATTGATGTGAACATCAGCTTTGTGGCTATTTGACTTTAGTGTAGTCTGACAAAATCGCAAACTGCCTGGCATTCTCGTGTTGCCCCAGTGGATGTTAATAAGAAATCCGACATTTAACAACATGGAAATTCTCCTATCATGCATATTAGCATCTTTGGAGAAAAGGTCAACTAAAATCTTCCATTATAGGTCGTATCCTTGCCATTCGTGTTCTACATTAAGATGGTGTTTGTTTATGAACTTAATGAGACGTATTGCAGTATGATCGTATTCGTGATATGCTTTGTGATTAAATCTCGATGCAGCAATGCACAAAGCTTTCTCGTTAAAGCGGTCATCTTTTGATGCTTCTATTTCAACTTTTGCTTTTTGGTAATCAAGCGCTTTATCAAATTCTTTAAATTCAGCAATATAGTCATTGATCATACTATTAGGTACTTGTAACTGACTATTTTGCAGCCAGTTCCAGGCTTCTTCATTGACCAGTTTACCAATTATATCGCCCTGCCCTGTAAATACAAGCAAATACGATTTTGTTAATTTGGCAGTCATGAATGTCTTCTGGTCCAATCTTACTTGTCGTTCAATCGTTTAACTTCAGAGTTGCGGACCTCACGCTGATGCCTAAAAATTACACCATCAACAAATGACATCGGAGTATGACCTGATTCCCATGCCTGCCTAAACGCAATCTTAGTAATTTCTCCAGGATTAAACTCACGCTGTTTAAAAGCCTCAGTAACCATTCCAATCCAAATTGGCATTGTAGTATTCTTGAGCGTATGCATTATTCTAGCAGGGCGGTTACCGGTAATCAAGCTTGACATTATGTTTCCAATCAGTTGGTTAAGGGTTTCACTACAATCTAACTATAGCACCATTTGTGCCCGATACCTACATATTCTTTGACTTATTACACCTTCGATTTTTGTTGCCAATTCCTTCTGATACACACCATCAATGGTATACAATTTGTGATCCTTTAACGATCGTTAATCCCAAGTAATTTTCGCTCTTCTGGGGTGAGTTTTTTAAGAGCTGCTTTTACTCGATTTGCCTTGTCACAAATTAATTCTTTGTCAGCTTTTTTAGCAGCGTCAGCAGCCTTATGCTTGGTCCACCAAGCATAAAACTTCTTCTTAGACGTGCCAACTTCTTTCCAATCTACATCATTGAGTACATTGTCAAGAATGTTTTCACCACCGTTATTTTCAACACCGATAATACACTGGTCACGGTGGCTTTCAAGAACTTTAGTAATTCCACAAAGCATTGCCTCGGTATCTTTAAGATCGTTGTACTCTTTATCAGGCACCGTTACGCCATAATCATCTCGACTATCATTACAGGGCATGTTTGTACTCCTAATTAACTTATAATTAAATGCTAACACAATTTAATTATTTGTCAACTAAAATTAACTTATTGTACGGTATTGAACCACATTGTGGATTGGATAATAAGAGACTCTGACACTATGATCCTGATTGCCACCTAATACTTTAACATACTTAGTACCCTTAATCACTACTGTATCTATGTAGAAAGTAACATGAGAAATACCATTCAATGCCGCTTTATTATTAAAGTGTAAAAGAACAATGTCACTCTTCTTTGGTTGAGTTGTTGGTTTACCCCATGTAGTAAAGCTACCAGCAGCTAAACTATTAGTACCCTTCATACCAAGTTTTGATAACATCGCATTAACAAATGCAGCACACCAAGGAGTAACTGTAGGGTCAACTGCTTGATGAATAGTAGTTTTAAATAATTCTATCAAATCTTTTTTGTTAGCATGCGCATCAAATCCAACATACTTAGTTGCTATACCTATTGATCCTGGACCTTCTATATCTTCTTTTCTTGCAATAATATTTTGTCCATTAATAAGTAATACTTTTTTAGGGGTAGTCATACCCAACTTATTGATAAAAGTTGGTGTAGTTAGAATTTGCACGGTAGGATCAGCTGAAAAGACATTTATTTTGTTTGATCTGCCTCCTCGAAATACTTGCACATATACAGTTTTAGTTGGAGTAACAATTATTATCTTTTTTGTAATTTTTAATTGTACTATATGTCTATGAGTTAAATGATATCGTCTATGATGTTGTGTATGATGCCTTGCAAATGCATCAGGTCCTGATATACAAAATACAAATAATGCAAGTAATACAACTAGAAATCTCTTCATTACTATACCTTATGTTAACTATAATATTTATAGTTTACAAGGTTTAGCATGGTGTATTACGGTCATTAAAATAGGGCCAAATGGCCCTATTTTACGTTATATTATTTGTTGATAACAATACGTTTTCCAACTTTTGAGATATGAAAATTTTTCATCCGCAATTCATTTTTACTCTCGGAATCAGCATCCACTAATCCTTTAGCAAATGATTCAACATGATGAATACTAAGGTCAATAACATTATTTTCAGCACAAATAAACATCACTAAATTCTTAATACGACTTATACTAAGTTCCTTAACCTTTTTCCAATCAAGTGTATCATTTGACAATGCAGTTGCTTTAAAGTCAATCCTAGCGAGATCACTCATCAAATTATATGATTCGTTTTGAATCGATGCAACCTTTCGAACATTGATATCAACAATTTCATTCCGTGCTTGAATGAATGGCATCAATTCATGTCGAATCCAATTTCGATCAAAGCTAGTATCGATATTGCTCGGATCAATGACATGAGGAATATTATGTTTTTCAACGTAATCCTCTAGTTGAAATTTAGAGAATTCAAGTAGTGGTCTGATAACAATTTTGCTATCATCAAACCAACAAGGTGATACAGGGATCATGCAACGCAATCCCTTAGGACCACTACCTCTGAACAGCTTCAAGAAAAACGTTTCAACTTGGTCATCTGCGTGATGGGCCAAAATCACATTTTTGAAATTTTGTTTTGAAAAGGCATCATATCTGCTTCGTCGAGCAGCCTGCTCCTGATTATTACCCCATTTAGTAATATCAACTTTTACTACTTCACAAGGCATGTCAAGACTAATACAATAATCTTCTACAGTCTTGGACCACATGCTACTTTCAGGATTAATTTGATGATCGACGTGCAACACCTTGAAATTACATGAGAATTTATTACGATCTGATGCAATCATATGGAGAAGCGCCATCGAATCCGCGCCACCTGACACCCCAATTAAAGCATTATCAGACTTCAATTGAGCGACCAACCATTTTACATCAAGCATTATATTGATTCCGATCCTAAATTAATCCATGTCAACAATAACATTAATTGCATTTGGTGTCAATCAAAATTATTTTTACTCTCTGCATATATGCTTTTTTCAATAATTTTAAATTCTGGCCAATTAATACCAAGTAACTTCAATGCATATATATAAATGGTATTGCTATATTAACATTTTGGTATTGTTTTATGATTTTTAAAATATCAGTTAATATTTCTGTTTTACGAGTATTTAAAATAATCGAAATTTGCTCGTTAAACATCCATGGATATATTATGTAATATTTCGCTTGAAATATGAATATATCTGTTGTGATATTAATATCATTTATTATCCATTCTTGTGTACCATTGAACCATAATATAGCAGGACCATCAATTCTATATCGCCTTCCATTATTGAACCAAAGTTGTGTACCATCAGCTCTGATAATTGCTGGACCATTTATTCGATGAAGTTTATCATGTAACCAATATTCATTTCTACCGGTTACATATAATTTTGCTGGACCATCTTCACAATGAAATTGATTATTCTCATTTTTCCAATATTCGTTACCATTTTGATCAACGATATGATTCATATATATATATTACCTTATTATTTTTGGTAGCTTTTTTAACACCATATCAATTCAAACATCATTTGTGTTTCTTTATCCCACGGATATGTTATATTATTATTTCTCATCCAACAGTAAACCTCATAAGTAATGTCTTTACCATTTAGGTACCAATACTTATTACCATACGCGTCAATTATAGCTGGTCCATAACTGTTATGAACTTTACCATCTCTAAAATAACGCTGTATTCCATCGAGACCTACAGAATATCCCACATTATCATCCATGTATCACCTAACAATTTTTGGCAATTTTTTCAGTGCCATTACTTCCTTCTTGTAAATGTCCCGTAGCTTCTGTTGATCATTGAGAATTGCTTGATAGTCAGCCAGAGTCTTAGTCAAACTAAGCAATGTATTAACTATTTCTTGATAACCATCTTTAGCCCATTTATAACTAGGTAATGATGCAATGCGATTCATTTGGTCATCAGTAATAGTTAACTTTTTACACAACCGTTGGATCTCAACAATTATTTCTTGCTTATTTTGAGCCTTGGGTAAGAAATTTGGTAGCTTTCCATCAAAACATTCCTTAAGTGCTATATTGTAATTCAACTGTTCAGTTACGTCATCGACCATCAACTGATAACGCTTTTTATAAAAGCCTAATCGCCAAGCAACAAATTCCTTAACTACATCTTCAGCCGATTCATACTGTTTAATACTATTGCCATCCCAATCAAGTACAACAATACGTTCGGTCGTCTTGCTACGAAGCTTGAGAAAATTAATAGCAATCTCTTCTGTCCAACCGTTGATTGTTCCTCTTTTAAATTTTATTTCAATCTTAATTTCTTTTGTACTACGATCAATGTATGTTTGAATCTTTTCATCCTCTTCCATTTGATTCAAACGAGCTTTGAATTCCTCAAGATTCAAAGTTGGAGGTAATTCCTCCACCCAAACTGTATTACCATCGATTCTAACTTTACCTGTAAATTCCCATTTGTTAACACCTATATTTGCAGTCTTGCAATCTAAATAGTCAAACGTCGGAATTAGCGTGGGTATTTTTTTGTTATCTATTGCTGCTAATGTAGCAGCAATAATATCATCTAAGTTTCTTGGCAGTATTTGTGTACTCCAACCTACTGCAATACCACTAATACCATTTAATAGCACAATAGGTATAAGCGGAAGGAAGTTAGTTGGTTCCATAACACTACCATCGTAGTTTTCCTTCATTGGAATGATGTCAAAATCAGGATATATTAAAGCTTCTGTTACGTTATATTTCTTGAGATAAGTATATCTTGCAGCACCCCAGTCGGTTGGTCCGACTTTAGTTCCAAACGCTCCTATACCATGTAATAACGGAACATTGTTACAATATGTTGCGCCCATCAAACTAAGTGTTTCTGCTGCCGATGCATCACCATGGAGGTACGTATTACTGGATATCATAGAACCAGCAAGAGAAACTGTCTTAATTTTTTCAGTCATTGGTTTAATAACAAATAATGCTTTTCGTTGTGCATCTTTAAGGCCATCACAAATACTAGGAATACCTCTAGATTGGCATACATATATGCTATATTCCCTGCTTATATCTAGAATATATTCAGACGATTTCATTTGTTGTGGTTGCAATTTTTGTTGTGCCATCGAAAATAATTTCCTTTGTTTGTAATTATAGCAGGTCTGCGTTCATCATACAACTCTCTATTATACTTACATAGCGATAGGTTATCATAGTTTTGATTTACCTCACTAATAAAAATTAGTACTTAGATCAAACAATGTTTGTGTTTCAAGATCAGACCATTTAATAAACAATGTAACTTTGATACCACCGTACACTATACATGCATATGTATATAATACATTAGTTAGATTATCAGTCACACCATGGTTGCCTGCCCATTCTTCTAACCTTGACATAGTATCTGGCCATAATTTCATAGATATACATTGTAAAGATAGTTCATTTCGACCTATGTATGCATCAGCTATAGCCTTAGATTCCTTTGGTGGTAATCGTTGATTATATAAATCAACGATTATGTTAACAGGAATATTTCCCACAATTGTCATTTATTTAATGCTATCCAATCTTTACGATCATCTGTTCGCGCATTATATTGAATAATAACATAAAAACCATAATGCGTCAAATATTTATTTTTATGATCATTTGTTATTATATTATATCAATGATATAATAATATTATGAAAAATATTAATAAGACTAATCGATTCATTGACAATGCAATAAAAATACATGGAGATAGATATAATTATTCAAAATCTGATTATATACATAGTCATTCTGAAATTATCATTATTTGCAAAATTCACGGAGAATTTAATCAAGTTGCTAGTTACCATTTACAAGGTAGTGGTTGTAAGAAGTGCCAATATGATAATAGTTCAAATAATTATGCAACATTTAAATCAATTATTAATTTAAATGAATTTCTTTCAGACAAAAGTAAAAATCAAATTTCTATTATTAATTTTGGTAAACTTGACTATCGTTCAAAAATAGATTTATGTTGTAACATCCACGGAATATTTAAATCATCAATTAATTCAATAGTTAAAAATAAATTTATTTGCAATGATTGCAGGTATAATGATAAATCTATTAGTAATACAAAAACAACAGAAGATTATATTAATCAATGTATGTTAATTCATAAAAATACCTATGACTACAGTAAAACTATCTATACCCATGCCCATGAAAAAGCTATATTCATTTGCAAAAAACATGGTGAATTCAATCAATTTGTCGGAGCTCATGCATCTGGTTCAGGATGTCCTAAATGCCGATATCGTATCTCTAAACCAAGTCAACATTGGTTGAATTCATTAAATGATTCAAATATTATACAAGAAGTTTTTATTGAAGGAAAATTTGTAGATGGATATGATCCAATAACTAACACCATTTATGAATTTTATGGAGACTATTGGCATGGTAATCCAAATACATTCAATTCATTAGAATATAATCAAAGAACTAAATGTAATATGGGAGAACTCTATCAAAAAACCTTATATAGAAGTATGTTCTTAAAATTTAAAGGTTATAATATAGTAGAGATATGGGAAAAAGATTTTAAAGAGAGATCCAAGTCTTGCGATCGTCTGCACGAGCATGCGAAAAAATAAGACTGAGTGCTTCAGTAAGACCATCATCGTCGATAAATGGTATTAACTGTGGATTCTTAATGCTATAAACCCAATCTACTTCTTCTAAACTGCCAAGACCTTTAGCTCTTGTTGGCTTTGGGCAATTCTTCCAATCTTCTGCTTTATATTCATTATAGTTATGAGCATACCAATAGTGTCTGGTCTTACCCTTCTCTTGAATAATAAACGGAGTTTGGAACGAATAAAAGAATGGTTCTTTCTCTGGAGAAAACAATTCAGGCCAATGTAAATGAAAGAAATTAATCAACAATGCTGTAATGTTAGCACCATCTGGATCTTGATCAGCCGCCAAATATACTTTTCCATAACGTAAATCAGCATGGTTTGCAGGTTGCCCTAGAATCAATCCAACTGCTGTCATTATATCAGCGATGATTTGATTATCAATTATGTTCTTGAGAGATTCTCCACTGACATTTAGAATTTTACCCCTCAATGGTAGCGCACCATGAATATCTGGGTCTCTGACTGCTCCTACCATTGACTTAGCACTATTATGACTAATAATACCATTACCAAATGTAAAAGTTTCATCATTATCAACTGACAAGTCTATACAATTTGTATATCCATATGATTTAATTGAATCAATATCAATTAATTCTATTGCAGACATATCTAATTCGTCAAATAAATTCATTATAATAATCCTTTTTGTATAGCAATTAATCGTACTTTTTCTAAAATAATGTCTTGATCATAATAATTATATGCTACCAAACAATTATATTGGGTTATTTTCTTTTCTAATTGTAGTTTATATGATACTAAATTACACATTCCAGCTATTTCAATATATATTTCTAATTCAGGGAAGAAAAAATCAAATTTAAATTTTTTACAAGGATACCATGTATCTATTTTAACATGCAATTTATCTAAATGCAAGGTTAATAATTTTTGATAAAACCTATATTCAGCTGATGATCGTAATAATATACCATCTTTAGTCCACGACATAATGCCAAATTTTCCTAATTTTTTTCCTATTAATGATTTATATCCATAACCTCTGTTTTTTAATGTATTTTCTATTAATTCATACGTTATATTATATTTTTTAATCAATTCGGTAATTAATGTATTATTATCTAATTTAGATTGCAATGGATAATCTATACATACACTTAAGGGGTCATTTTCAATTTTATCTGATATAAATTTTACTACTTCAGTTTGATTTGATATTGTATCAGTTGATATAGCCGCATAATTTGCTAGTCTTTTGATATATTCTATTGGACCATTAAAATTACCATATTTTTGAATATATGACTCTTTACTACATGTAGTTTTAAATATCCAATCATTATATTTTTGAATTGAGTCTTGGATTGTCAATCCAGATAATTGATAATTATCAATAGAATTTATTTTTCTTTTATTAATATCTAACCACCTTGATGTACCCAAATCCTCCCCATACCTATCGATGTATCCTTCTAAACTTCTGCTGAAGTTAGCTTTAATTGTAGCAGCAGATTTATCTGTTAAACTATAAACAGATTGTGTAAGTTTATATTGTGCTTGATCTATATGATTCTCTTTATAAAAAGGACTTTTACTTCGTTTGTGTAGATAAATTTTTGCATCATCTTCTGATACGCCATATGCTCGGCTGATAAAATCTATACTATTTGGATTAAGATTATGATATTCACATTTTGGTAAATGACAAACAAATTTAGCTTTAAGCTTATTAAGAAAATTATAATCAATACCTTTAATAGTAACCATATTACTGTCTATATCACATATTAAATAATATGCGTTATTATCATTATTGCACCATGAACATTTATATAGATTGATACCGATACGTAATAATATGTCGTTAACTGATATATTGTTACGTTTTAAATGAATCTTAATAGCTTTTGATAATTTTTTATAATCATTAATATTATTTGATTTAATACCAAATAAAGTATTTGTATTTGTTAATGTATACATTCAATATCCTTCAGTAATGTACGCTATTTATAACGGAAGGATGTTATCCCATAACAAGAGCATGAATTTTTGGTTTTAATTCAGATGCCGTAATTTTTTCAAATAACATTTCTTCTGTATTATACACCCCGAACAAATGATCAATAGTAGAATCAATTACATACAAGTTGGTTTCATCTCCGTATAATATTTTAACTGGTAGAATATTATCAATATCAATATCAATATGATATATCAAATGCATAAAGGACATATCTGAATATCTATTTTTAACTAGTTGGTGTGTAGATATATCTAAATCTTTAGCCAAAGTATAGTCAAAATTTTGGTATTTTTTATTATAAGTTAGCAACCTATGATTTTCGCCAACAAGTATTTCTCCTACCGATGTTTGAATTACAATTGATTTAGTAACTTTTTTACTTGTATTTGTTACAAATTGCAGTTTATTTCTATGGGATAGTACAATATCACCCACTTTTACATCTTTAGCTTTGGTATCTATTAATTTTCCATCAATAACAGTTTTAACAAGTGTTTGTTCTGCAATGCAATCACCTTCAGTTATCAACAGTATGCACTTTGTACGGTCTTTTCCATTAGCATCAAGTAACTTTGGAACTTTAGTTCGCAGTAATTTACGTCCCTGTTTAGCTACTTCAGCATCATCTTTCTTCTGTGTCCTGTCAGAACACCTTTGATATATTTTATCTATCCATTCTTTATTTTGCTTAATAATAATCTTAAATGTTTCCTCATCATCTAATACAGTTTTGATGTAAACATTTATATTGTCATTTACTAATCTCGATTTAGTTTGGCCGTCGAAACTCGGATCCTCCATATATGTAATATTGTAAATAAGTAAACCTTCAGCGATGTCTGACTTATTAGGTATTAATCCTCGTCGACGATTTTCACGGTCAAGTGACTTAATCAACCCACTATAAAATAACCGTTTAAATGTATCGATGTGTTCGCCACCATTGAATGCCGGAATACGATTAACAGTTGAATATACATATTCACCTTCAGTAGCAAATTCAGGAACTAGATAGTATTTGCTCTTAAATTTAGCATCATTGATATCAATGATGATAACATCTCTGTCAGAGAATATTGTTTTCTCAATCGTTGGTTTAACTACTAGTCGTTTACCATTGAAATTGAATTTCAATTTTGGATAACTGGCAGCTAGCTCGAATATCCTAGCAGTGACAAAGTCAATTGGCAATTTGATTCTCTTGAATACAGTATTGCTAAGCTTGAACCTAATGTAAGTTCCACTCTTAGCTCCACCTTTAGACAATTTTGGTGCACGAACATCAAGTTCATCAAACATTTCACTACCTTCACGAAATAGTTGTTCGAATCGTGTGTTGTCTCGTTGAATAATAACATCAAAATATTCAGAACAAAAATTAACGCCGCTTGCTCCTATTCCATTCATGCCACCAGATTCGCCACGCTCTTCAAAGTTACGACCTGTCATCAGATGACTCATAGCCAACGTCGCCTTATGCATACGTTCATTCTCGTCCCAATCTATTGGAATGCCGCGGCCGTTATCTGCTACAGAGAATTCAAATGTCTTTGGATTATAAGTGATATCAATAGTATCGCCAAACCCCCTAACAACTACTTCATCAAGTGAGTTGTCTAGTATTTCTCTAAAAGCACAATAAACAGCGGGGGTCCAAGTCATCTCAACTGGTTCAAGTTTTTTACCTGTCCAATTAACTACAGTTTGAGTATGAGGATTACGACTACCAAAATAGGTTTCTGTACGCAAACGTACATGCTGGTATGGTGTAAGCTTCTTAATTTCATCTGATAAAGTTTTTTTCATCTGGTTCCCGTAAAAGTATTACTGCAACATAGCATAATATGACCACGGTTGTCAATCAGTCAAAAATTTGAGGTAGTAGCTACTTAACACTACTACCTCACATATTAAATTTCATTATTGTTTTCGTGTAAATTCTATAAGTTATATCGATATCAATTCTACAAATTGCATGTGATTGATACCATAAGTATAATCTTTTCTACATATTAATAATATTAGAAGCTAGCCCATATGTAACTAACTTCTAATATATTTATTATACGATCATTAAATTAAGAGTCAAGAGGAAATTTGGTCAATAAAAAAGAGCAGTTTCCTGCTCTTTTCTTTAAAACCCGTTCTGTTTCGAGGTGGGTTTTAAACCCAATTAAATTAAGCTGCCATTGGCAGATTTAATTCAAAACCAACGTTGTTATCGTTAGCATTTAGACTTCGAACAATTCATTAATATTTCTATTAATGCGGTCTGTTCCTTACCCGGCTATCTACTGCAATCCTTCATATACCCGTCGAATCCTATTTCGCCCCCAAAAAATACACCTCAATGTATTTTTGGAGAGCGCCGGGTACCGCCCCCGGGTCCGAATCATACTATTTCATTACCATCAAACGATAGCATAAAATATTTATAACATTTTTTATAAAATTTGTCAATAACTAAAATAAATATAATTGCAGATCGCGATGTTGGCACATCCATCTGCTCTATAGCTAATTAGGAGCAACAGCATGTATATTTATACTGTATATCAAACTACTAATCTTATCAATAATAAAATATATGTAGGAATACATAAAACTAAAAATATAAATTATGATTATATGGGATCTGGAAAATTACTTAAGTCAGCAATTCTCTCCAATATTGTTATATATTTTATCAAAAGTATATACAGAGGTCTTTGGCCTTATAAGCTCAATATTTCTATGGCTTTACCAGCGAAAAGAGTCATTTACAGTGTTAACCCAGTAATTTGTGTCCGCTTAAACTTCATTCCCGTTTCTATACACTTTTGATTGGTGATGTATCTATCTGATACCATACTAATCCCGGACCAATTGAACCAGCTACATGCCACAGTGTTCCATCGTCACATAATACAAGAAAACTTCCATTTGGATTAGAAACCGTAACTGCCATAGCTGTAACTTGCACAATCTTACGTGGTATAGGATTATTTACAGTTTGATTCTTATTGGACATGTTTAATAACTTTACATTTGATGATGCTATAGCTAAACAATTCGTATGCAGCTAATTCTTCGCTGTTTAATATATTTAGATCAATTTCAGTACGATATGCGCCATCAATTTCAATCCTGACATAGCCATATGCATTATTCTCTTCAATTGCCAAATAAGCATGAAGAAAATCATATACCTCAGTTATATCTTTTCTAGCCTCATCAATATCCTCAAATATCGATCCAATATTATAATAATAGTTTACACTACCGTCCCTATACCTGAGAGCAAATACTAATGATGTAATAAATACTTCATTAATATTATCAAAATATCCTTTGTCAAACATAAACATAGGTCTATTATATTCTGCCTCAGTATTGATCAATACAACTTGCTCACCATCTTTAAAATCAATATGAGCAAGATCGCAATTACGAATAATATCTTCAACATCATTTTTATCTAAAAATTTAAATCTTGGATCAGTTATCATAGTCATCACCCTTGAATCGGTTAAATGTTATTGTACTTAATAGTACATCGATAAACGACAATACATTGGCTAGGATACACGTAACTATAGTACCATTTAAAAATACTAATCCAATTGAGTCGAACGGAATAATAAATTTCAATAGTGTAAAGTATCCAAACAGTGTCATCGTGCCAATTATAACAATCATAGATACTACTAATTCTTTCGTTGTTGTAGGGAAGCGTAACATTCTGGTATAGTGTAACATAACCAAATTATCATATAATGAAATTATAAACCATATTGATGTCAACGTAAGTACTAACAGCAATCCCAACGCAATAAGTAAGAAATTTTCCAAACATACGTTTGATTCATTTAAAAATTGTGGGTAATACGTTATTATGACGGCCCATAATATTAACCATGTAACTATTATACCATTTGTAATTCTTTTAAACATTATCTAAGACATCCAAATCTTACAGCATGAAAATAAACGTGATTCACGTTCCCCACTTGGGCTTCTCTTCAATCCTTAAGTTCTCAGATTGAGAACATCCCATAGTTTATTACTAATTGCGTCTCTAGCTCGTATCTCTGCTACCATATCAGTGGCATTTGCTACATTTGGGTGAACATCAAGCACATTACGAATCTGTCTTATAGCATTTATAATCGGTTGTGCTTCATCATCTCTCATGTCTTTTTCAAATGTCACGATCAAATAATTATATCTATCAGTCATTTGTTTCTCTTTTCACTAAGTTGTTTAATAGCATCAGCTAAGGGACCAAGTTCGGATATGCCTCTATATTGTTCATTCATCCAGAGATCATCTGGATGCACTTTCTTAATTTTCTTTTCTGCAGTCGATTTACGAACCTTATCCATAATCAATCTTCCTGATTAGAAACAAAGCATAACATTTTTTCAATGTTCTGTCAAGGAGTTTTATTATCAACCTTATAAGTTTCACATTTAACTTGAATGTCTGGTTTTATTGTTGCTTTATCAGCTTCTATGCTACCATCATTACTGCTAGTTATTATTTGAAAACGAAAAGGATTGTAATCAGATTTTTGTTGCTGTAATACAACCACCTGACAGGCCGCATATGAATCAAACGGTATAGTTTCAGTAATATGATAATTTGGAAACATCAGTGTTATTACCAACACTACATGTTCACCTAGTAACGGGCTCATCTATTTTTTCCTTCTTTTCTGGATCTTGCGAATCAATCCATCCCATAACACAAATTGGATTGCAAAATCCTATTTTTTCTGCCACATTGTGATATAATGGAGCAAAATACTCCCAGGCATTATTTCCGCTTGCAAATTTATGGAATATAATATCTGTAGGTTTACCACAATAGCTGCAAGGCTGACCTTGTTTCCATTGCATAGTCTCACCTGGTGTTGATTTAAAATCTGGATAATTATATTTCATAGTAGGTATTTACTTCTATTGGCAGTTAATGACAACATACATTGTAAATTCTTATAGCTACGATCGTCAAAATTAGGCTGATTTGGATTGCACCTATAATAAACATTCGTTTGGCATGTCTAGCCATTATCTCGTCGATCACAAGCAACAAAAAGACCAGACACATAATCACACATTGGACAATTCTTAGCCTGTTCGAATGGCTCAATCTCTTTTTCATGTATTATATCAAAACCAGTATTGCAGAATTCACAAACCCATTTTGCTTGCAAAAAATCATCAGTTGATCTAGCCATTCAAATTATTCTTGCTAATAATCATATAACAAGACCTTTAGATGTTGAACCAGTAATTCGCAATCCACTAGTGTTTTGTATATAACCAGATTTTGCTGCTTCACTAGCTAGATTACAAACTATAATATGAGAAGTCTTAATTGTAAAGTTGGAATCATGATCAGCTGTCATTAAAAAATATGGTGACATTTGAATGCCAACTTGCCCAGTCTTCTCATCCATACCAACCGTTACAAGCATTGGTTTAGTTATGGATATCTTATCTTGATCAAACGTTATTAATTTTGCAACTAATTCATCTCCAGTAATCAATTTGATTGTAATTATATCATTTTGTCCTGGCGCTTTTTGTATTAACATATTGTACTCCTAAATTATACTACTGTAGTATATCACAATTATCTGTTACTGGCTAATCAATTAAATCTTTTAATTCAGTATATCCGCCGACATATTTCTCGTCTAACCAAATTTGCGGAACTGTCTTAACACCAGGAGCTTTTTCTAACAACTCTTCTAATGTTGCCCAATGTTGGAAATGAGCCAATGCCCTATCATCTCGGCCATATACGTCGAGCATATATTCTTCGTAATCTATGTTCTTAGCTACCATTAACATTTTTGCCTTTGAACAATATGAACAATTGTCCTTTGTAAATATAACTGCTCTCATTTTAATTCTCTCTTTTCTTTCTCTGTTACTTTTATATGATTTCCATGTGAATCTTTTGCAAGCCATACTGCATCAAGGGGTATAGGTAAATTAGCCTGTTGATAATGCCATCCCCAATTACTTGTGTAATAAACCGTAGCCTCATTTGTTTCTGCCATTGATACTTTATTAGCTTTCAAAACTTTGCAAAAGATCATATCACTTATTAAATGATTAGCTTCATCTGTAATCCAAGCTGGCATAAATTTAAAAGTCTTTTTACTAAGTAACCAACAGTTAGTATCAACTGAGTTATCAATTCTACTTTCGACATTATCTACATACATAAATGTACCATCAATTGCATGAATAGTTCGAGTCGCTACAACAGCATCTAAATTTTCATTACACATTTTATCAACCATAATTTGTATATGATCACGACGATACCAGTTGTCTGCATCCAAAAACGCTACTGCATCGTAACCTCTGCTAATAGCACTCAATGCACCCAATGCTCTTGGTGTAGCACCAGCATCATGATGAGAAACTGGTAATGTTATATGTTCAATTATCTTACCACCAACCCATGCACTAGGATATCCATCAGCCACCATAATATGTGAAACATTAGGATACGTCTGATCCATAACACTGTAATGACAACGGTTCAATACACCTGTCAATTCTTTAAAATATGGGGTAATAACTGCGATTCTCATTTTATAATCCGTTCAATTGTTCAAAATCATATACTGGTTGAGATAATTCCATAAATCCAATAAGACTATTTAATATAACATCAAAATCATTTCTATAATATAAACGTTGTGATGATTCTAATACCCAAGATTCATAAAAGTCTTTTCTATGATTATAACTTTCTTCACATTCTTTAATTATCGTCATTCATAATCCTCATCTGATGTTATTCCTGCAAGTTCTCTTGTTCGTCTAATTATAAAAAATTCTAATAAATGACTAACCCAATTTGAATTTTCAGATAAAATAAATCTATATTTCTGATATAATTGATTATCAGAAATATAATTTTGCAAATCAACTATATTACTTAATTTTATTAACGATGGACCAGATTTTGTTGTATCATAAACAGAAATAGTATATCCATTTGCCATTAATTTTTTCCATACATTTAATCCACTATCAGTAATCATTTTATCACTTATAACCATCAAAGATCTTTTATTTGCAATTGATAATATCTCTTTATATATGTCAGACATAAATGGAGGTTTATTTTTATATTCTTCTTTTTTTGCTATATTAGTTACCCATATAGCCTGAGGTTTCTTTTCAAGCTCAACTATAGTTGTAATTTCATTATTTTGTTTGTAATAAACAAATACTACCTGTGATCCTTCAACAAAATATAAATTTGGTAATATTTCTTTACTTTGATATAGTTTCATAATTCCTGTTAGGTTATATAATAAATCATTAAAATCGTTTCTTGCATATAATCTTTGTGGTGATTCAGATATCCAAGATTCATAAAATGATTTTCTACTATCATACATTAATCCTTCGTCTGGCCAATCTTCTAATATCATTCATAATCCTTCGTCTGGTCATTCTTATATAATAAACCAAATCATTTTAAATCAGGCATCCGTTCGTTCCTACGCACGCTGCTGCCCCCATTGTGTCAATTGCAACAAATTTTTTCTCAATCAGCTGACTGATCCAATCAATACCTACAAGATTTTGTTGAATCTTCTCCCATTTATGAAGATTATAAGTATCCTTTAAGCAATATTGTGCTCTAGTTTCATTATTGTCAAAATAATTCAATGCATACTTATGAAAACGTCGAACCCAATCTTTTTTTAATAAATTAACATTATCATCTGACGAAATATCTTCACCTATACCTTTTGCCGTAGTACATGCTGTCCATAATGTATCAAATGCTTTTAAAGCTTCGACTACTAATCCAGACGCAAAAATTGCACCTGTGCCATACATATTAACAATTTCATTTGCTGTAAACACTTGAGTATTAGGAGCTTGCTCATAATCCTTATCACCACTCATTGATAAAAATGATATACCTGCAAAAAAGTTTCGATTGTTGAATACATATTCCTCAACCTCATCCCAATTATCTACCGTTATAGTATTTGAAACATTATGTCTTACTGTTGGATCTACACAATATTGAACATTTGTTCCTGCATCAACCCAATGCTTTTGTGCGATTTTAATAAGTTCAAGATGCTTAATTCCGATAAAATCATCCTTAAAAAATGATCCTTTTTTAGCAATTATTGGAAACGCAGCAATAAAATCTGTATTACCTGCTGACCAAACTGATTCTTCAATCATATATGGATTTGTTTTCTTTAATAATTGAGCAACTTCTGTTTCTTTATTCAATTGTATTTGCCTTAAATACATTGGCGCATGTTCACTATGAATACCCGAAGCTGTCATTAATAATACACTTGCATTTCCTGATGGTTTAACTGTAGTAGTACGAGCAGCTGGATTAATTCCTAATAATTTTGCAACATCTTCATTAACCCGCTTAATAATAGCGGCACCTTTTTCTAATATAGTCTTATTAAATAAAATATCAGGATTATTCATCCAACCTGTAATAGAAACTCCTAATAATGCTTCTCTATCAAATATTTTTTTAGTTGCATCCGAAACAAATTTAAAATCAGTATAGCCTGCCTGAAGAGTTCCTAAAATTGCGCCGGCACGACATGCACTATAAAATGATTCTTCATTTACACACATACTCCCATTAATTTCACAAAGATTACATCCCTGGAATCCAGAAACACCATTATGTTGTGGAAACATTCCAATTTCTGCACATGGATTGGTTAAATGTTCTGTTGAATTAACAAACACAAATCCAGGTTCTCCATATTCTTTAATGCTTTTCATTAAATTATGAAATTCTTCTTTGGTAGTATTATTACGAACAATAACAGCTGAATTGTTCGATCGACCTCGCTGCGGATTATCAATCAGCCATTTACCCATTTTTGCTGATGCCATTTCTGAATCATCTGGCGAAAATAAACAAATTGTTGCTGATCTACGTACTCCGCCTGACAATACTGCATCTGCGGCATGCATGCAAATATCATATACTTGAATTGGACGTAATTTAACTAATTTATCATGTAAATTCTTTTGTGATAACACAATACCCTGAAGTATATATTCAATACGATCTAATCCAAGCCGTAATGGTTCTGGGCCCGGCGCTTTAAATCCACCAGATATTTTCGATCCCTTAGGTCGAATTTGGTTCAAGTCAAAATATACTTTGCGACCTGCATATTCAGGATGCTTACCACCACCATTAAAATATGACGACATTAGAACATCAAGCGCAGTAGCCCAACCTTCAATTGAATCATCAACGATATGCGTTTTTGGTTGTTTTGATCTAGCTATAATATTAGGTAATTTGGCTACATGATGGCCTTGGACTGAAAATCCTACGCCTGCACCACACAATAAGCAATAAAATAGCTCACCAAAAAATTCTGGTCGATCTGCATAAGAAGAGACACAGTTATATAAACGCATTTGATGTTTCAATAATTGTTCGCCACCGAACTGCAATGCTCGTTGCGCCCCTAATACTCTTTTTTCTTTATATGCGATTGTTGCTTCTTCAATATATTGAGCCAATTCTGAAGACTTATTAGAAGCATAATATTCTATGTGCATATCCATTACACGATCTACAGCTTCGTTCCAGGTCTCATATCTCATTAATTCGTCGTTATATCTGGCATATCCTTCGTAAAATTTTGCGTCTGACAGAAATTGTTTAGTATCTTGGTACATTAATCTTCCTCTTTCTTATGTAATAAAAATATATAATATGTCTATAATTAATTACTAAATGTAATAGTCTTGTAACTAAACTAGACGATTGTAATAAGTCAGACACGAACGTATTTACTCTAATAAATTATTTTATTTTAAGATAAGTTTATTCTTTGAATTTTGTGCATCTTATTACTATACACATATTCTTGTTGTATCACAAGTTCATTACTGGCTTGGTCGAAAGGCATTATTACACCATAACTGTAATTAAGTACATATGTGTTATCGACTACTAAAACTAATAACTGTTTAGATCCATCAGATGAAGCTATCAGACTCAAATGTAACCTATCAGATGCCCATCTGTGATCTTCTGCTAATAATAATGAATACTCCATCCCTATCGCTATACCACTTTCGTCAAAATTCATCTCTGTTACAAATTCCCAAGGATCCGCCCAATTATCAGGTCGATCCCAGTCTAGGTAAGGAGCAGAAATCGGAGCTTTACTCCAAAATTTTACAACGATTTCAAGATGTTCCAGATCAAGTTTGTCTGAGGTTAGTTGCGCTCTAAGTATGCGCCAATGCTTATTTAAATAGTCCGAACCGCACAGGAATGGATTATCCATTTATTATCGCACTTCTACATTTTGAATCAAAGGAGCGATTTATTCCTCTGTTGTAGATATTAATAGCTGCATTATGATCTGCATCCATCATTATTCCACAATTTGTACATAAGAACCCTTGATAATTTCTTGAGTTTTTATCTACAAAATCGCATATACTACATATTTGTGAAGTGTATGCTGCATTTACCTGAGTTAGCCGAACGTCGTTTTCTTCAGATAATTGTTCTATTTTATTGAGTAAATAACCAACACACCAATGTTGATTTTTCTTACCCCATTTTTTATTTCTCTTGATATCAGTTAATTTTTCAATAAACAACTGATCAATATTATCCCAATCAATATCATGTTTCAATGAGTAATTTATTTGATCTTTTATTTGTTTTCTTGTTCTATTGAATTGTTTACTATTTGATTTTCTTTTCTTTATTAACTCAAGTAACTCTTTTATTTTTAATCCAGTTATATGTGTTGTTTCTTGATTATTGTTATTATCAACTATTAATTTATTTCTACCAATATCAATACTAATTGATTTTATACTTGTTTTTAATTTTTGTTCTTTATAGAAATACAATCCAATTGTTCCATTATTATTAATTCGTAATGAATTAATTTTCAATTGAAATCCGCGAGAAATCAGATCTTTCATGTGATTGGTTAATTTCATTGGAATAAAGAAAGTTTTTGTATTAAACATTCGTATTTTAATCCAATGATCGCACAAAGAAGTAGTTTTATTTAATTGTATATCGATAAATCTTGAATCAAGCTCAATACTAAAATTATTAATTTCAATATTCAATGTTTTATCATTGAATTTATTAAGTAGTTCTTTTTGATATTTCTTTTTATTGGTTGATTTATTTGCTTTATTAATTTTAGAATGTATTGATCTAACAATTGAACTTGCTTGCTTTGCTAATACCTGACTTAATCTTGCTGGAAATTTAATTTGTTTCGTAAATTCTGTTGGTAGAAATGTAGGTATATCGTCTTGATACAACAATATATCAACTACCCGTTGCAATTCAGTTTTATATAATTCAAATGGATTTGTTAACAACAATCGTTTGGTAGCGTTTGCTAATTTTGGATTATATGTAGATATACGAGTAATTGTAGTCATAAAATAAATTGTAACCTATTTTAATTATTAAATCAAATAATTTATTATACTCACCATTTCGTTTCTATATAAGTTAATGTAGCGTTTGTACCAGTACTAGTAGTAGTATAATACAGTACTGCGGCATTCGCAACTACGTCCATAGACCATGTTACCCCTACCGTACCATAATGCTCAGCATTTAAATCTACAGTAACATCTTCAAAGTCAACAAATGTTCCATTGCTTACTATCATCAATTTTCCAGACCTGATAGTTAATCCTCTAGTAATACTGTAATTGACAAAAATATTAGTAAATGACACAGCTGGCCAACTTATACCAGTTGATACTGCAGTAGAATTATCTAATAGTGTTATTGGACCAATTGGTATAGGAACATTGCTTGCTATACTAACTTGTTGTGGTGAGACAAACACATTAAGCTGTGGATTTCCAATACTTACAAAATTACCTTGTATATTAGAAAACATATCATTTATACTTGCGCAGCCACTTGTACTCGTACTAAACATAATCGGTATTACAGAATCAACAACTCCAACAGTATCAAATGCATTATTTGCACTTATCATTCCACAGTTTGGTGCAACGGCATAAATGCCACTATCGTCCAAATTTCTAAATGTTCCATTTACAACTCTCGTATAACTAGGGCCATTGGTACTCTCTACATTATTGAGATCTAAATCAATACCTCTAAAACATGAGTTAATATCAAATTTATCAAGGACTATATATCTGGCTACGTCATTGCAATATAATCCAACAGCTATATTCTTAGCATAATAATTTGTTATAGTTATAGCATCGCAATTATGCAATGAACCTAATGTCTGTATAACAATACCAGCCGTAAATGGTATAGTATTATTTGTAACTGGATTCTGACCTGTTTGCCAAGCACCTACTACAGCTATATCGTCTAATTGCGTATCACGTGTACGTTGTAATACAATTCCATTTAGGCTTGCACTAACATGAGAATTAACTTGAATACCTTTAATCAATATACCAGTTGGTAATACGGCACCATTTAAACCAATTGAACTTTGTGTTTGTCCCATACTATCTGCTGTTGATATGAGACAAGTTGGATTGTTAACCATTGTATTCATGACAAATATTGTTCTAGTTGACCCTTCGCCTACTAATCCAACATATGGTCTTACATAAATTGTATTGCTTATTAAATAGTTTCCTGCTGGAAAATATATAGCTTTAAATGATGCCTGTCCACTGAGATTATCAGTAGTACTATTCCATACATCATTTATAGCATCTTGAATTGCATCGGTATCATCAGTGACTCCGTCACCTGTTGCACCATAATCTTTAACACTAACAACATCATCAAGTATTTGCCCTAATGGCCTATATGTTGCTGCATTAGGAAACTGCCCGGTATTTGCCGGAATTGTCGTACTTCCTTGATATGCATGAACAATTAGTTGATCATTTGGTCCCCATTGTGTTAGTATCTCACTATTACCATTGAATGTTGGACCATTCCCTATAAACAATTCTCTTGTATCTAAACACCAACCAAATTCACCGTCATATAACGCAAGTGGTAGATCTACTTTAAGACCTCTTCTAACTTGCATGCGGCTTATACTTACTATGGCCATCTTCTAACTCCAGACTGTCTGATATTTATCAATAGTATTGGTAAATAACTGATGGCCAAGAGTACACCGTCAGACAACTATAAAATATTTGCGAAAGCAATGAAAATATTCTTAAAATTTTGTCAAGAAGAATTAAATTTAGAATCACTACCAAAGATTGAATGGTTAACTACAAACCTTAATGATAGCGATCAACCATCATTTGGAGGATTCAATCCAAATGATGGTTCTATTAGATTAGAGATTATGAATCGCCATCCGCTAGACATTATGAGGACTCTTGCACATGAATTAGTGCATTATAAGCAACATCTAAATGGCGAGTTGCATCCTAGTAGCGGTGAAACCGGAAGTAAGCATGAGAATTGGGCAAATTCAATTGCAGGTATAATAATGAGAAAGTTTGGAAAGAAATATCCAGGCTTATATAAATGTAAACCTATTACTGATTAAGTATTTTATTCCATCTTCTTAAATTACTTAATCGTCTATTTTCTCTTAGTTCGGCAGCTTTTTCAGGTCCATATATTTCCTCATATGTTTTGCCTTTATGTATACCAGGTTTCCCTTTATTATGAGCTACCCTACCTTTATGTATACCTTCTAATTCTCCGGTGGTAATTCTTTCGTCATTAATAGAAACCCTAAATTTATTTCCACTTTTATCTTTAACTAATTTAGTTCCCTTTTTAGTTATTGTATGACCTTTTTTAAATCCTTTATTAGGATTCGATACACTATATTTTGCAACATTTTCACTTGTTTCTTTAGTTAATCCTTTATTCCAAGCTTGTTTACCTTTTTTACCTTTTAAAGGACTTGGTCTGCCTTTGTTTGCTTTAGAAATATTTTTGCAACGTTCTTCTGTATATGGACCAAGATCAGTTCTACCTTTTAGTGGGCTTGGTTTACCTTTTTTAGATAATGATTGTTTAAGTCTTGTTTCAATAGATGGATTAACTCCTCCTTCGCCACCATCAGTTAAATTTGTTAATGGTCCAAGTCCTAAATCTGATCTACCATGTTGTTTTATTAATTTTATTTCTTCGATAAATGCATCTATTTCATTATCAAATTTTGCAACTATATCAATCGTAACTTCTAAATTTTGATCTAATATTTTCAATATAGTGTATAATTTATGTCTATTTGGTCGTAGAAGTTTCTTACCTTCTCTTAATCTAATAGCATCAATGATATGTTGTTTTTCTCTAACACAGCCAGATTTTCTATTTTCTTTGCCGACGCCTATATAAAATGGTAAATTATTAATTGGATCTGTGAGTACATATACATAATACATTAATTACCTTGCTAAATAATTATTTAGCGTATATTATGGCTCATGGATAATATTTATCAACTCGTTTTATCCATTCAAGTTTATAATGATCTAACTCATCACCTTGAATAATAAATTCTTGATAATCACAATCACGACTAACCATAAAAATAACTCCTTGCTCAATATTTGTATCGAACATCCAATTATGACAAAGTATATAGGCGCTCAACTGAAGTAGGTAATCTTCTACCCATTCTCGCTTCTTAGGCTTAATAGTATTCTTGAAATCCATAATAGCCGATCTGCCTTTAAACAAACCTGAGAGATCTGTCGTCCCTGCCCAGAGATTTTCAAAATGTAATTGGGCCTCTACTCCCCAGACTTCATCTACGTGTATTAAACCTTGATCAATAATAACATCAGACATACGCTTAGCCATTAGGCGTCCGTAGTTATTACCACCGGGACGTTCTTTACCTAGTGCATAACATTCTAAATGATTGTGAACGGTGGTACCTAAATTAGCGCTTTCTGTTGTAATTTGTTGAGCTTTATCAACACCTATTCGCTTTCGCCAAGCGTGCAAATGTTTCATATCTTTTGTAGCCGAAAGTATGGTGGTCACACTTGGTACTTTATTCCCATCTGACAGTAAGTATTTTCTACCATCTGCTCCGCCGTCTTCTCGCGTAAGCTTCTGATAATTGTAAAGAGGATTTATTAACATGCAATATTATAGTTAGTTTTTAATAGTTTGTCTATTGAATTCAGGATGATGCTTCGCAATCATCATATCAGCTAGTAATTCTGCTCTAAATACTGATGCATTTTGTTCAAATGATTTTTTAATGTTGACTAAGCCACGTTTGATATCAGCTTTTTCATCAAGTTTTTCAATCTCTTCAACAGACATACTCGTTGCTTTAGCAACTAATTCTTGTATTCTGGGTTTCTTACTCTTAAGTAGGAACGCTTCTGGTCCGTGTAATATTGATCGCATCTTATTCCATTGCTTCATTTAAACCTTGATAAATATTCATGCTAGTCACGATGCTATCAACATCTACTAGCTCTATAGCTTATTAGGAGCAACAGCATGAATATTTATTCCAAATATCCACAAGGATATTATGTATACGCATATATCAGAAGTAAAGATTCAATCACAGCTAAGGCTGGTACACCTTATTATATAGGTAAAGGCAAAAATGAACGCGCATGGGAATCTCATAAAAGAAGAAATGGCATAGATTTACTTCCATCAAATATCAATCAAATAATAATTCTAGAGAGTAATCTCACAGAAATAGGAGCATTAGCGTTAGAACGTAGAATTATAGAATGGTGGGGAAGAAAAGATCTTGGTACAGGAATACTTAATAATCAACATGAAGGTGGTGATCAACCACCAAACAATAAAGGTATAAAATATCCAAATAGAGGGCCATCGCCATATAAAGGTATACCGAGATCCCCAGAAACCATAGCTAAAACTATAAAAACAAAAATGTTAAAAAGAGCAAATGGATATATTAGTCCATTAAAAGGAAAGAAATTAAAGACTATATCAAAACTAAAAGGTAGACCAAAATCTCTTGAGCATGCTGCAAAAGTTGGAGCAGCACATAAAGGAAAAATAGTATCCGAAGAAATTAGAGCTAAATTACGAGCTATTAAATTAGGTAAACCAAATAATAGTACTAAAGGTCCTAAGACTTTAGAACATAGACAAAAATTACGAGATTCTGTTAACGCTTATTATGAAAGAAAACGGAATTCATCAATATAATGTCAGGCTACCAGTAAATACACCATTGAATTGTATTTCCAGTAACTGGGTTAGTTTGCCTATTAATCTTGTAACCAAAATTAGTAAAGTAATGAATTACAGTATCCATTCTATTTGTGTATGGTCTAATAATAGTAGAATCACTAACAGTATAACCTTTCCAAACAGCAAAATAATCTAAACTTGATGGATAAGATATTACACTTATAGTTCCACTATTGACACCAATATTAGCTGTAGCCGTAGCAACATTTCCATTTGGATCCTGTGGTGCGCTAATACTTATAGTTGGTGCTGTTTGATATCCTGCCCCACCATTGTTTATTGATATAGAACCTAATGCATAACCTATTGTTATTACAGTATTTGGTGCAATAACATTAATATTTGAAACCTGATTAGGTGAAACAATAACATTCGGAGTTCCAGTATAAGTATCGCCGCCAAATGTTACATTTATAGAGTTTACTCCAGTAGGGACCAAACTTGCTGTAGCTGTAGCATCCCCACTGACTATAACGTTTGGCACTATATTAAAATTAATACCAACATTACTAACACTAATATAATCTAGTGCTGTCGGAGTTAACAATGCAGAAATTGTAGCCCCTGTACCATCACCATTTATAGTAACAGTTGGTGTACCTACATACAAATTCCCACTATTAGTAAGTGTCACACCTGTAATTATTCCGTCTGCTATAACAACATTTCCTGTAGCATTTGAATTTGATACTGATCCCGTTACAATAATACTTGTATTAGCTGTAGTATAACCTGTACCACCGACGCTAACATTAAATGATGCAACGTTACTTGAAAACAAATAAGGTGTAACTATTACGTTACTACCATTTGTTACTGTAACATTTGGTATGTCTTTATATTGCATTCCTAAATTAGTCATAGTAAATGAAATTACTTGACTATTGTTAATATTTGCTATTGCCGCGGCGCCGGCTCCTGTATTATCTGTTATATTAACAATAGGTGGTGCTTGATAACCTTCGCCGCCTGCTGCTACGGCTATTCCGTAAACGCTTGCAGACATATGTAATGTTGCGCCAAATCCAGATCCGCCTGTAACAGCAACTTCGTCTAGCATAGGTAATTGAGTATAAACTCCACTATTGATTAAGTAATATCCTACTATTTGTCCTGCAGGACCAACCTGATTAACTAATATAACGGCAGCACTAGTTCCCATTCCACCAACTGGTGATATAGTATCACCAACAAGGTAACCTTGACCTGGATATCCAATCTTGGCCCAAGTAATAGACATTGATACTAGTCCTGGTACAGCACCACTTCCTATTGGTTGTATTGTGATAGATGGTGATGAAGTATAAGTATTACCACCGCTAGCCGTAACGTTAATTGCACTTACGCCTGTAGGCTGTAATATTGCTATAGCTGTAGCATTCTCTCCATTTAAGAACGTAGCAGTCGGAAATGAAGTAAATCCGCTTCCTGCATTAATCATATCAATTTGATATACTGAACCTAGATTAATCAATGCGGCTGCTGATGCATTTGCGCCCGCCCCACCACTAATAATTACTATTGGTGCTACTATATAATTTGAACCGCCAGATGCTACTGCTATACTTACAATACCCATTGTTAGATTTAAAGTACATCCTGAGCCATACCCTGAATATGAAGTAGTTGTGTCTGCTGATAATGTTGGTAATGCTGTATATGATCCTGAGCTTGCAAGACCAACTGTTTGAACAACACCGCCTGCACCAATCTGTGTAATGATTACCGTTGATGCTGTGCCTGTACCACCTACTATGCCTAATGTATCTCCTAAGCGATAACCTGTACCACCTACTGCCGGTACAGCACCAACCAATCCTAATGATATGGTACCAGCCGTTGCGCCAGATCCTTGTGGTAATACAGTTACAGTTGGTACGTTGGTAAATCCACCACCGTTACCTAATACACCTATACTATAAATTGATCCATATGATGCTAATTGTGCCGTTGCGCTAGCTAATACTGTAGCATTACCACCAGTAATTGTAATAGAAGGTGCCATTAAGTAACCTTCACCTGAATCGGTTATTGCTATAGAATTTACTGATTGGCCCATTATTACTGATATAGGACGTCTACTTAAAGCATCAGGTAATGTAGTAGCTAATTTAATATGATTGGGATCTATATATATTACATAATATTTTGCTGTACTTGCTAATGGATCGGGTAACAACCCTGTACTAGTAACCTGTACTATTTCACCAGTTGCAAATAAATGATTTGGAATTTCAAATGTATTAAAATACGTATCAACATGTATAACAACATTTGAAATAATAGTGCTTTGCGTCATTGGTGATCCGTCTGACACTATAGTACTATACAATCCATATTGAACTGCATCTAATACAGCATTTTCTATAATTCTGCCTTCAGTATGAACTATGTGTTCCCTAATGGGATTCTGTCTAGCATCATTTGCACTTATAAAAATCTCATTGGCCATATGTTACACTCATCTACTCTTATTCATTGCCTTCTTTGCAAGCTTATCGACGTGTTCTACGCCTCGTTGATGTTCTTTATCTATTACGTCAGCTGGATCAACTTGATTTTCATTTTTGAGAATAATACTATCCTTAGTGATACGTTCAATCATTTCATTGTCTTGAAGAATATCCATAATCATACGTCGTGACAAATCCCAACCCTGCTGGTGCATAACAGAAAGAATTTCACTCATTGGAATCTCAGTTCTATTATTACCAGCAGCGACAGATACTAAATCAATAATACTTGTCTTGGCTTCATCCGGAGTACTACCTAAAACCTGTAAATCTGCATATCTCATTAATACCTGCCTTTATTGGCTATAAGTTTCGTATAATTTACTTAATTGTACATCGAAATGTTCAGGATCAATTAATTTAGATTCACTAAGAGTCTTTAAGCTTACCCAATAATCTCTATCGGATTTGCTTTCAAAAAACTTTGCTTGACTCTTACCTAATGCAGACTTCCATGCAACTCCCCAAGGAGCAACGGTCTTAGCAGCCGAAATTGTGTTTATCTTATCAGCAGCTTGTTCTGCTAAAATCAATCCAATTGCACCAGCTTTGACTTCGTTCTTAATCATCTCAGCTAGCTTAGTAATAGTTGATTTAACATCACCCATCTGCTTAACAAGCAATTCACCTTCTAATCCGTAACCTAGATTCAATGGATCGTCGGCTTTACCTTCATTAACCATGCTCTTATAGACCTTTTTATGTGTTCCAAACACGGTCTCAAGTTTAGCTAGGGCCGATTTGTTATTTTCTAATTGCATTGCTGCATTTACATAACTCTCATCCTTCTTGCCAAACTTCTTCCATGCAGTGGCATAAAGTCTTTCCTGCCACTTCTTACCGTACTTCTCTTTAAAAGATGATTTACTATCCTTAATAAAAGATTGTGCCTTCTTACCTGGAGGTGCTGACTCATCTACCTTTTTCTTAGTAGTTTCTTTTTTCTTCTTATCAGCATTTTTCTTAGCAAAATATTCAGCTTTATTAAAAGGTTCTTTATCCTTCTTAGTTTTTGCCTTTTCTTCTTCCTTAAGCTTGATATTATCAGTATCCTTCTTTACCGGTCTCTTCATGTTGCGAACATCAAACTCTGACATCTTATTATTTCGATCTTCGGCTGACTTACGAGGAGTACAAACTGCTTTTAACTTCTTTTCAGTTAAAGTACCTTCTCGTACATAACCAACAAAGCTGTGGCCGAAGTCACCTTTGTTTACTGCGCTAGTAAGTTTACTATGAATTTTTTCACCTTTTCCTGAATCAGAATCAGATACACCATACATTGATTCTAGCTTTTCACGTAATGACAATGACAAATTGTTGTAAGATATTTTATCATTTAAAAAAGCTTTAATTTCCTGTAATTGTGATGTAGCAAATTTTCCCTTAGCAGAACCACCTTCCTTCTTTTTAACTGGCGGTGTTTCTGCCTTCTGAGTCTGCTTAGGCTTAAATGTTGAATCTTCAGATTCATTTACCTTTGATCCTTGACTAACTCCGTATTTGTTCATTAATGCCGCTAGTTCAGGGTTACTACTTACATCACGACTATCTGGTCCAGGGCTCTGTGCTCGTATCTTGGCGTAGTCATTTTCCTTACTACTGGTTGGCATCTGATCGGGAGTTTCGTCTACTTCTTCATTGCCTTTTGGTCCTTGACTAACTCCGTATTTGTTCATTAGTGCCGCTAGTTCAGGGTTATCACCTAAATTTCTACTATTAGATCCTGGACTTTGAGCTCTTATATTAGCATAATCATTTTCTTTATCTGGATTTGTTACGAAATCTGATTCCTTAACAGCACCCCATTTATTCTTTTGTTTAGCGCGGATAGCAAAGTTAATTTCTTTAACTTTGGTTTGCTCAGCAGCGGTACGCTCTTCTTTGTCCATTAGCTTTGCTTTTTTAGCCTTTAGCTCAGCAACAGTGTAACCGTTCCACATACCCTTCTTCTTTTCAGGGGTATTCATTTTTGCTTTCCAGGCTTCACCTAATTCGTCTTTTCTAACTCTACCAAGTGGATTCTGTGGTTCTGGTGCAATAGCTGGACCACCAGTTCCCATATTGTCTCCGCCTGTTAAGTCATCTGGACTTGGAGGTGCTGAACCGGCATCACCACCCAAATCTCCACCTGCACCTGGTATCTCACCACCTTGTAGTTGAGTGATAGCATTGTCACTAGTCGTCTTAGCTTCAGTTACCGCAGTTAATAAAGCTTCAAGTGATTGTTTCATCATTGAACTATATGAATCAGCCGCTTCTGGACCAAATTGATCTCTAATGCTGTCAACCAATGGTATAAGGTCGTCGACACTCATCTTTGAAATCTTTTCAGCCATACTTAACAAATCATCACTTAAGCTTTTAGCAGCTAGTAATGCTTGTGCTTGTGCCAAGTCTTGGTCTTCTGTTACCATCATCTTCATAAGCATCTGGCCTATTGAATCTGTTTCTCTTAATCTGTTTCTAGTTTGTCCTTTAATCATAGCAGTTTTCTCATTTATGGGTCCTTCCATATCTGATATATGATCAGATGCATGTTTCTCAAATTGGATATAGTCTAAATAATGCTTAGCATTACTTATATCGTTACTGGCACTAGTTAGCTTCATTGCTACCCAGCCTTCTAATTTATCACCAGGTTTTAAAATATTGAATAACTTTGTACTATATTCAACTATTTGTAATAGGTTTTCTCGGGCAAGTTCACCTGTTGTTGAACTATCCATTTCACCTAACCCTGTATCTTCTGGTGCCACGTCTGCTACATCCAATGATGTCTCTTCTGGTGACATTTGCTCTGGTTCAAATTTAGTATAATAATCCATATATTGGAATACCTGTTCTAAATAATCAGCAGCTTTAACTAAACTAGATGATATCCAAGATTGGACATTGTCGTCTGGTCTAATTAATTTCATCATTTCCATTGCATATTTTGTATTACGATACAATTCTGCTCTCGCCATACTTGCTTGATAATCTTTTTCTAGGTCCAATGATTCTTTCACTGGCTTCTTTTTTACATAATCCATAATTGCTTTCTTTACGACAGATTTTGATTTATCTTTGCAAATCTTCTTTCCGTCAACATAAGCAACATATTGAGCGCCTTCTCGGCTAAGCTTCATTCCGTCGTCATCTAGATCGTCCATATCTTTAGCAGTGATATAAGCTGTCTTACCATTTATTTCAGCTTTTAATGCTGCATGACCTTGGTACTTGGTTGCATCCCACTGTATTGCTTCATTTACTTTCTTAGATTCCGAAGTAATACCATATCGATTGAATAAACTAGTATTTTCAGGCTTCTTTGCTGGGAGTTTCATACTTTTTGCAGCAACTTTAGTCACTTTACCACCTTTGTTCATAAAATCAACAACTGGGCCTGCCGCATTTGCGGTTAACTCTGATTTAAACTTTTCTCCAGGCTGCCTATATGGTGTAAGTGATAAACCTCGACCTTGATCTGTGTCTAATTTTTTACGTGACACACCTCTATCTGCAACTTTTGGTCCTCGCACGCCCTCAAATTGGTCGGGTTTAACTCCAGAAAACTTAGTCGGTGAGAACTTAGTAACATTGTCAGTGTTAGGTTTTGCTGACGGATTTATTGGCTTTGAATTACCAGTAAATTTAGCAACGTTATTTGGTTTAACAACTGGCGCAAGGTCATTACTGTTAGAAGGGATACCTCTAGGAGTAAGATCAACACCAAATTCTGCCGCAAGTGCCATCAAGGCAGAATTATCTCTTATATCAGTAGGACCCGGATCTACTGCGAGTCCATATTGTTTTAGAAGTTCTTTTTTTTGAGCCTTAAGCTTTGCTCGTACATTAGGAGGGTAATTACTAAAACTCGAATCCTGGACGTCAAGACCGTGTTTACTCAATAATGCATCATTCTGTACCTTAGCAAAAGATGATACATTACTATCATCTTCACTTACTGGTGGTTGTCCTTGAGCTTGTCCTTGATTTGGATCATCTGCACCAACTACTTGATAACCCTGTGCTTGTAATCCTGCTAGCTGAGCTGCAGGAATTACCTTAGTGTCATTTCCTTTTCGTACTGTTAAAGTACCAGGAGTTTGTGGGGAACTAGTTGCCGTAGTTGCTGGCTTTATTGGCTGACTTGGTGGTGTACTTGGAACCGCATTTTCTTTTACTTTGGTCTTTCTAGTACGCTTTGGTGCTATCTCAGTTAGGAATAGATGAACAGCCTCCATAATAAGCATGTTCTTAGTATATTCTGGATTTGTATTGTACGTGTTGAATTGACTTTCACTTACGATGCTGTTCTTGACTACTTCACTACTCTGTCTTAATGCAAGTAGGTCTTCATCTGAACGCTCGTTAAGTTTTAACTCTACACCGTAGACGTCCTTTAGTGTAGCCAGAATTTGCTTTAATTTATATTCATTGCTGTTTTCAAACGTATTGATAAACATATTAACCTTTCCCGAATCGGGTATTTATTGCTAATATTTATTTATCAGACTGGCATAAAGGAAAGGTTTATAAGCTAAAACTAGATCCACATCCACAAGAACTAACTGCTTCAGGGATTTCTATACTGAAAAAATTACCTGTTATACTTTGCTTGTAATCTACAACGCTCTTATCTAACATTTCGTAACTGTATTCGTCTAAAACTATGAATGTATCATTTTGTAATTTCATTACAACATCATCAGATTCAGGTTTGCTCATAGAGAATCGTTTTTCGAATCCATTACATCCTCCAGCAACTATTTCGATTCTGGGAAACATATTTTGGTCACTAGTCATAGATTTGAATTTATTGGCCGCAGAGTCTGTAATTTGTATAGTCATTAAAGTCGTTTACTTTCGATGATTAGTTTCTTAATTTCTTGTTTAGTTGCACCTAAATTTCTAATACTAGATTGATATCTGCTTTCAAATATTCCACTTTTATTAGCATCGCCCTTTTTCATAAATGTAACCGCTCGTTGTTTATATTGAATTGTAGAGATTTTCTGCGACGTATATTTGTCATCCATTTCAAATAGTTTTCTTACTATAGTTGAGTTAACATATTTTCCGTTGTTCAATTGCTTAACAACTGTTAGAGCAACTTCATATAAAGTAATGTCATCTGCTATAACATCGCCACTTTGACTATGATATATCCCATAGAATTGTTTTCCTGCAATTCGATTTTCATCTTCTTTAATCATAATTTCATAGCTACCAACTGTTACTCTGTTAGCTATACGTTTTGTATGAATGGCTTCATTTAATTGAGGATCAAATTCACTCTCAGTTAATACTTGCGATGTTACGTTATTAAGCCTACTTAAGACTTTAGCCATTGCACTAATCGCCTGACTTGAAGGTTGACCAGGGGATCCCAGATCAGCCAATGGATCATTTGCCTCGGCTATTTCTTTTTTAGTTTGAGCTAATGCTTTAGGTTTGCCATTAATTGCGTCTAAAATTCGCTGCATGGCATCTTTACTTTCATTTGAAACTATGGTCATGATTTTTCTACCCACCAGATGTTTGAGCTTATATTTAACGTTTGATTAAGCTTGCTAGCTAATTTTTCTGCCTCAATTCGTATTTCTGGAAATCTAGCGTCATCAATATCATATCAATTTCCTGTTATTTTATATTAATCGACATTACACTTCATTATAAATGAAATATATCTTATTTTCAATCAATACTCTATCAACAAAACCTTTATGCACTAGGTTTCTGGCGATCTCTTTTTCTCTAATATTAAGTTTAGATTTAGGAAATGGATCGCGATGATCACGTATTATCTGTAATACAACTTGTTCATCGTTACTAATCGGAACTCGCAATCCACTTGTTATTTCTAAAAATCGCATTATTGTCCTTGTATTGGTGCAGCTGGTGCTGCCTGAGGTATTGCATTCGCCGCTGGATTTGCCTGACCCAATGTTTGTGCGGTCTTAATTAAATCTGCTCCTAATGCTCCCAATGGTTGCAATTCATTCATTTTGGCTAGCGCCCCAGCAGTTTGGAATTTATTGTTATTGATATCAGTAGCTATTTGACTTAGCACACTTCCAATTACATACAACTTCGCTGAGTCCGGATTATTCTTATATTGTGGCATGTTTTGTGCTGCAGTTACCAGTTGTGCTAGCATACCTTCTGCATCAGTTTCGGTTAATACTTCATCTTCAGTAATATGCTCAACTGATCCAGAATGTTCTAATCCGGCTAACTGCATAATACGATTCAATGGAGTAACGCTCTTTAATCCGCCCATTACCATTTCTTCTAACTTAGTTACTTTAGTCTGATGCACCATTCTGAGATGATTATCAAGCATAATACCTATAGTCTTCTTTGGTCCTTGTGGAATTTTTATAGATACTTCTTTACCTTCGTATAGCGCAACATCTCCTTCTTCAAATTCTGGTTGGTCATTTGCTGATACTAATTCACTTTTAGCAAAGTGGTGTTTAGCATTTCGACTCCAACGATCAATGTTAGTTTCGTACAAGCCCTCTGCACCGGCTAAGTCTACCTGTGCATATTTCTTAAGAGGTCTCATTGTTCCATCCTCCATCACAACATCATTACCCACTTTAGGTTCTGAATTCGAAATTTGTAAATAATCTTTTAGGGATTTCATGATTCTATGATCTTTCATTGCTGATAGGAAACAATTGTTTCTCAGGTTCTTTAATCTCTGCTGGGGTTACTTTACGGCGGACCATCTTTAGTTTGCCATTTGTTCGTACAAATTGAATTTTATATTGTACTGATTCGTCAAATACGTCGTCAAGCTTTGAGGTGTTGGTTTTCATAACTTAATATTTAGCTAATCACAAAAGAAAACATGTATGTTTAGTTAATTCATTGATCAAATTAAATATAGAGTCTATGGAGGATAGCATAATGGATCATTTTTATACTGATATTAAGGGTTGGTTTGATTACCAAGAAATATACAATTTAATGGTAAGCGAAGCTATTAATACTGCACATTTTGTAGAAGTCGGAGTATATCATGGTAGAAGTGCCGCTTTTATGGCAGTAGAAATAGCCAATAGTGGTAAAAAAATCAGTTTTGATTGTATAGATTCGTGGGATGGCCGTAATGAAGGAGGTCATGGATATAATAGTAATCACATGGTTGATTTTATTATCAGAATGAAACTAGCAGATGGATATTTTACTCCAATATCTGGGGTAACACCAGAAATAGCAAAATCATATGCTAATGAGAGTTTAGATTTTGTATGGATTGATGCACTCCATGAATATGAATATGTTAAGGCTGATATAATCGCTTGGTTACCTAAAATTAAAAAAGGAGGGTACTTAGGTGGGCATGATTATGTTGAAGGTCATGCAAACGGTGTTGAAAAAGCCGTAAAAGAAATGCTGCCAACTTATAAAATTTATAATGGGGAACTCGTCGGAAGTTGGTTACACCATAAAATTTAAACTATTTCAAAAATTATTCAAATGAAAAAGGGTGTCGAAAGACACCCTTTTGTATTATTAAGTAACAATACCTAACTATTAAGCTAGGTTTGATCCACCGTCGAAGAACAACTGGTTTGCCATTACGTTTACGTTTCCAGTGCTTCCTGAAGCATCCCAAATTCCAACCCATGGAGCAACAGTGTTTGCTGTAGCAAAGTAACTATTAGTTGCAAATGTAGTTGTATTTGACGACGCATTGATAACCTGTGTATCCTGATTATCAAACGCAATTCTTCCATCTACTCCGCCGTACAATAGGTTATTACTTAGAATGTTGTAACCATTTTCGTTAGTGTTGTTAGCTGGAGTTCCGCTGTAGTTACCAGTTACGTTACCTGCAGTCCATAACAAACTCTTTTCAGTTGCCATGTTAACAATGTATATAGTTGGACTTACTGAATATGCCTGACCAAATACACTAGTAGGTGTAGGACTAATAGCATTCTGATAACCCATCTGACTGAATATAACGCTAGTGTTACCAACTACAGTTGCACCGTTGATGCTAGTTGGGAAAGTCTTGACGCTAATTGCAACTGGATTTGCGCGAGTAGCAAATACTTCAATTAGGTTGTCTAAGTTTACCTGCTGATAGAAAGCATCTAGATATGTATCTAGTGTACTATAAGTAGTTGAACCACCAAAAGCGTTAGTTACACTTACTGGTGTCCATACGCCTAATGTCTCGTAAGTCTGGTATGTATTCAAGTCTTCTACTGGTGTAGTTACGTTGGTCTGACCAACTGGAACTGTAGTAGCAAAACTGAAGAAGTTCATATTACCGGTAAGGAATTCACCAGCAAATACGCCTCCATTTACTCTATCTGTCATATTAATTCTCCTTTATATGCAAAATTGTTATTGCGTAATTATTTATATAAACGGTGCGTTTAAGACGTATTCTTAGGTTGTTTCTTACGCTTTTTTAATTTTACAGAAGATTGATATGGTACGTAACCAAAAAGATTAGGGGTTCTAGAAATTGTTGCACCCATTGGATTAGCGACACTAGCTATACTACCAGATGCTGTTGATCCACTTGATGCTGTTTCTAGTATCTTACGTAGTTTTCTGATAGACTCTTTTAGATTATTTGATTTAGCTTCTAACTCACGTTCTATATTTCCACTGGCTTCATCTGCTGCGTTAGCTGAATTATGCCAAATCCTATCACCATTTGCGCCAACTGTCAAATAATATGATTTTCCATTACTTGCCGTAATAGCATTATTTGTATTATTGGTTGGTTCGCCAGCCAATTGTCGTAAATAATTCATTGCAGCTTGCTTACCATTGGGACGATTTAATAGTTGTATAGCTTTATTGATAGCATCTTTTGATACATTATTTTCAGATTTTTGTATGGGTTCTTGTTTAGGTTCTGTTTGAGTTTTAGCTTGACCAATTTTTTCTTCATCATCCACTTTTTCTTCATCTTCCCAATGTCGTTCTAATTGTCTTAATGCACCCGACGCTATTATCATTTCTGCG